CGGTCTGCGGCGTGTCGAACTGGTAGAGCCACTGGCCGCGCTGGATGTTCATGCCGGTCGCGCCGGCGTCGCTGGCCACCAGGATGTCGGCCTGCGCCTCGCCCTGCTCGGGGTTGAACATCTGCCGCTTGCGGTCCTTCTCCTGCGCGCTGTCGCTGCCAGTGATGACCACCACGCGGTGGCCCTCCTTCTTCAGTCGCTCGGCCAGCATCTTCACCGACTCGCGGTGGTGCGCGAAGATCACCCCGGGCTTGCCCTTGCGCTCGGCCGCGTGCTTCGCGACATCGTCCACCAGAGGGTTGTCGGGGTGCGTGTTGATCACCCGCTGCACGGCAGACGACTTCATGATGCCCAGGCTCTGCTGCAGCGTCTTGGCCACCTCGGCGTGCTTCTCCTCGGGCACGCCGTCGAAGGATCCGGGCGAGATCGCCTTCATGGCGTCGACATCGACCCTGCCCTCCATGCGCGCGATGCGGGCGCTGGTGAAATGCTTGTCTAGCTCGGCGAGCGCTTGGGTCTGACCCTTAGACAAGGAAACCTTGGATTCCCGGCGGTTTGCCGCGACATCCGGGTCGATCTTGCTAGGATAAACATAGCGCGCCATCTCGCGCTTGAGCGCCTCCTTGGACGCCAGCGTATCGGCGCCGTAGCGGCGCATGAAGGCGCCCCGGTCGTTGTAGCGCTCGGGGTCCATCTTCTTCATGAGGTCGAACACCTCGCTGGCGTCGTTCTTCACCGGGTCGCCGCTGGCCGCCATGTAGTAGGGCGTGTGCGCCGACAGGGCGTCCACCACGTTGGCCAGCCCGGAATTTTCCTTGCCGGCCCGGTTCAGGGTGTACTGGCTTTCGTCGGTCGCCAGGAAATCGAAGTTGATGCCCTCGCGCTCCATGATCGACTTCATCCAGCCCTTGCGCTCCCCCTCGCTCATGGCGTTCAGGCGGTCGGACATCTCGCCCGGGCTGACGCCCGCGTGCTGGGCGCCCAGGTGCAGCATGTCATCGCGGAAAGACTGGTGCGTCATCACGCAGAAGTGGTGCTCGGGGTTCTTGTAGGCCTTGATGCGCTCCTCGCGGCTGGCGCCGGGTTCGATGTGCCAGTTGAATTTGCCCGGATCCAGGTAGCGCAGCGCCTCGCCGCTGAACTGGCCCTGCACGATGCTGGGCACCAGGTACAGTCCGCGCTTGGCCTTGCCCTGCTGCTGCAGGTGCGTGAACGCTGCCAGCTGCAGTAGGGACTTTCCCGAGCCTGTGCCGAAGGCAGCCATCACGCGCTTGTTGGCCTCGACCATGCGCACCAGGCGCTGGCGCGCCGCGTTCTTGCCGCCGCTCATGGTCGGGGCCCACAGCTTGGTGGGCTGGCCCGGTTTGAAGTTCTTGCCGACCTGGCCCATCATCCCGGCGATCTGGCGCTCGGCGACATGGCCCAGGGTGTGACGCTCGTCGCCGGCCAGGGCCGCCGGGCCGTCCGCCGCCGCTGGCACGTCCTCAGCAGAGAAGAAACCCATCTGCGCCTGGTTGAAGGCCTCGTCCTGATCGCGCGCGGCGTCCAGCTTGTCCGACACCGAGCCGGCGGCGTACCGGCCGGCACTGCGCTCGCGCAGGCTGTCGACCAGCTCGCGCTCGCGGGCCATGCGCTCGTCGCGCGCCTTCGGGTCGGTGGCATCGAGGTGGTTCAGGTTGTTGCGGATCACCGCCTTGCCCAGCTTGAGCGGCTTGCCGGGGTTCAGCTTGTTGTAGGTTTCGGCGAACGAGCGGCCCACGTTGGAGCGGATCAGGTCCTGCACCGCCTCGTAGGCCTTGGCGTGGCCGTGCATGGCCTCGACGTACTTGGGCCAGTCCAGGCCAGCGGCATTGACCTTGGCGGCCGCCGCGTCGCGCTGAGCCTTCCAGTCCGCCCATTCCGGGTTGGTGGTGGTCTCGCCGAACATATCCGTGGTCTCGCGCTCGGGCTGCGCGCCGTCCAGGCGCTCCAGCTCGGCACGCAGCGCCCCCTGCTCGGGGCTTTCCTTGGCGATGTTCCGGTAGAAGTGCTCCCGCAGCGCGCGCTGGTCCTGGTTGGTCAGCTCGCCCACCTGTTTGAAGGCGGCCACGCCCTCGGGATGCTCGGCCAGGGCCCGGTGCAGCGCCTCGACCGACTTCTGGTCCACCTCGAAGCGCTGGCGGTTCAGCGTGCTGATCTTGCCGCCGTGCCGCTGCTCCACGAACTTGTCGGCGTACCCATCGAAGGTGTCCGCCAGCTGCTCGGCCCGGCGCTGCTTGCCGTCGGCACCCTTGAGTGGCGCTACAGAATCCAGAGCGGCGCGGTAAGCGTCGGCGCGGTCAAAGCCCACTTTTTGAAAGAAAGCCGCCGACTGGATGTCGGCCACAATGTCGCCTGGCGCGTCGCCGTCAGCCGCGCGGCCGCCGATGTAGTCGCGCAGGGACTGCTCCAGGTCCTGCCCGGGCTGGAACGGCTCAGCCAGCCGCGGCGCGACGCCGGGCTTCACGTCCATGCCGAGGTCCGGCCGGCGGGCCACGCCCAACGGCAGCCACCCGTCCTCGTCGTGGTCGCCGCGGATGATTGCCAGGTTGCGCTGGACCTGCGCCACGTCCTCGCGCGCCACGGGCTTCGCCAGGCGGTCCATGCCGGCGGCGTTGATGGTCAGGAAGGTGTCGCCCGCCACGGTCTCCAGGGTGTAGTCGCCGCGCTGCAGGCCGATCGCGCGCACGCGCCGGATGGCGTCCTCGGTGCCGATCTTGCCCAGCGAACCCTGCCACTGGTCCTTGGCGCCCTGCTTGAGCGCCACGGTCAGCGCCGCGTTGGCCTCCATCTCGCCCAGGGTTTGGCCCAGGATCTTCTGGGCGTCGTTGACGGCCTTGCGCCGGTGGTTGTTCAGCTCCTGCGCCACCTGCAGGTCCGCGCCGCTGGCCGCCTCGCCCAGCTCGATCTCCTTGGCGGCGTCCATCAGCTCGCGCGCCTGGCCCAGGGCCTCGGCGCTGGCCTCCATGTAGTGGTGCAGGTGGAAGTTCTGCACGCCCTCGGTGATGCGCTCCACGTCCTCGGGCAGGTCGGCGTGGATCCGGCGGGCCAGCACCTGCGCCGCGCCGGCGATGCCCAGCACGTCCACCACGCTGCGGTCGACCAGCGCATCGCCGCCCACGGCCAGCGCCAGGGCGTTGATGCTGTTGTAGGCTCCCACGCCGATGTGCTTGCCCAGGGTCTCCTCGGGCTTCTCGCCTGCCATGCGCTTGAACTCGGACAGGAAGGCCGTGGTCTGCGCGGTGCGCAGGTCGTTGTTCAGGTCCTCGGCGATCTTGGCGTCATCGTCCGGGCTGGCGGTGTATTCCAGAACGAAGGCCTTCGGCTCGGCCGCGGACTTGTCGATCTCGGCCGCCGCAGCGCGCGCCTTCTGCTGCACCTGCTTGAGGCGCTTGGCCGCCCGCAGCAGGTCGACCGCCTTGCGGGCATCGTCCACCACCCCGCGCGCGTCGGGCACGGCCGGCTCGCGAATGCCCTTCAATTCCTGCTGCACCAGCCGCGCGGTCTCGCCGCGGGTAACGGCCGCCCGGCGCTGGCCCTCGGTCATCACCGCCTGCTTGTCGGCTTTGACCTTGTCGGCCTCGGCCTTGAGCTCGTCGTCGCTCAGGCCCGCGGCTTCGGCGCGCCCCTTGAAATCGGAGCTGAAACCCAGCCCGCCGGACGCGTCCGCGATGGGGGCCAGGTCCTGCACCGAGATGGTTTCGGGGTCTTTGGCGTCGAGCGGGATCTCGCCGATGCCGCCCTCCAGGCGGGACGCGTGGTCGGCCACCAGCCGCTGGCGCTGCAGGTTCACCGCCTCATTGGCGCGCTGCATGATAGCCTGGTGGTGCTTCTGCCGCAGCTTGGCCTGCGCGGCGTCCGACAGGTGCTCGTACTGCTCCTCGGGGAACTCCAGCTCCTTCGGGTCCCAGCCCATGGTGCTGGCCACCGTCTGGACGAAGTCGCGCTCGTGCTGGCGCTGCTGGTCGCGCAGGGCCTGTTTGGCGGCGTTCTTGGACTCCAGAACGCCCGCCTCCTTGTCGCGCTGCCGCTGCAGCTTTGCGTCCTCACGCTTGGCGGCCTTGCGCTGCTCTGCCTCTTTTTTGTACTCGGATTCCTTCCGGACAGCGCGCAGCTTGAGGTAGTTCAGCTTGCCGCCGGCCCCGCCGATCACGTGCGCGCTGCCGTCGGCCTGCGGCTGGATGAGCACCGGCGTGCCCTTCGAGTCAGCGCCGCCCGGGTGAACAGTGATCCAGCGCGCGCCTTCCGGGATGCTCGCGGCCTTGAGGAAAACGACGGGACGGCTTGCTGGCAGCTTCATCCCGCCATGGTAGGGTCACGACATCAAAGGCCGCCGGCGTCCGGATCCAGCAGGGTGAACGTGCCGCCGCCCACGTGGTCCTCGACCTCATTGCGGCCCATGTTGAACGCCGCGTTCTGCCGGTACTCCTCGGCAGCAGCCGCCAGGGCCTCCTGCAGGTCGGCGTGCGGGCGCATGCGCTCCACCACCGAGCGGTCAACGTGGTCGCCCAGCAGGCTCAGGTTGTCGCGGGTGTAGAACTTCTTGAGCACCAGCTTGACCAGGTACCAGTACGCGCCGAACAGGCGGTACCGGCGGGGGTCATCCTGGAGCAGCTGCAGCGTGCTGGCAGCGAAGGTCTTCGGGTCGATCATGCTGCCTCCTTGGTGGTGTCGTGCTGCTTGATGGTCGCGTACAGGTCCGTAAGCGCGGAGCCTTGGGCGATGTTGCGCAGCGCGCCGCGCACGGTCTGATCCTCACCCTGCCAGCCGTTCAGGTGGAAGGCGTATTTGTCGTGCACGGGGTAGGTGTGGACACTTCCGCCAGCTCCCATTGCGCGCTTCGGCACGTGCTCATCGAGCGGGGTGTCCAGCACGCCGTCGCGCTGGGCGCGCTCCCATAGCGCCGTGGTCACATCCTTATCCCACGTCGGCTTGTTGACGCTGGCACCGTAGTCCGGCAGCTGAGCCGTCTGCAGCGCGGCGGATAGCGCCTCCTTGAAGGTGGGCGCGCTGCGCACGCGCTCCAGCTGCTCGGCATGGAAGCGCTTGCGCGTCTCGCGCACGAGCGGCGCTTCGGAGATGCCGCCCGCATCCTTGCCGCCCAGGTCCGCCAGCGCCGATGACCACGGGTTGCGCTGCTTCTGGTCGTAGCGCGCGCCCTCGTACTCGGCCTGGTTGCGCCACTCTGTGCGGGCGTTCTTCCGGGCCTGGTAGGTGGTCTTGCCGAACTTCTTGGTGCGCTCGGCCGCCATCCAGGCTTGGGCCACCTTCTCCTTGGCGTCGTCGGTGGGCAGCAGGTAGTCGTGGGTGTCGTGCAGCTTCACGTGGTCGTAGCTCTCGGCCATCTTGAGCTCGCCCGTGGCCTTGTCCACCATAGGGATGGTGCCGTATGGCATTGAGAACTTGTAGGCCTTGGTGCCCTCCTTGATCTGGCGCTGGATCAGGTCGTGGTTCTTCTCCAGCACCGCCGACGGCATGCGCTTCACCTCGTCCCACTTGGTCAGGCTGTTCAGGCTGGCCGATGCCTGAGCCTCCAGGGCAGCGCCCACCTCACTCGCCTCGGCGGCCGCGTCGAACTTGAACGGCTGCGCGTCGGCCAGCTTGTCCAGGGGCACCGTGACCGGGCGGCCGGTGGCCACCTCGGCATACCGGCGCATGGTGACCGTGCCGGCTTTCATGTTCACACCGGTGACCACCATCTTGCCATCGGCGCCGAACTCCAGGCCCTGGTTTGCCGCCAGGGGCGTGCCGGTCTGGGGGTGGATCAGCACGTCGGTGGCGCTGTCGAGCGCCGCCTTCGCGGGCCAGTAGCGGTTGTTGAACAGACCGGTTTTGGTGGCCTCGATCTTCTGGCGCAGGCGCTCGCCGCTGGCCGTGGCCTTGTTCTTGAGCGCCTTGTAGCTGCGGGTCATCTCGGTGAAGCGCACGAATTCGGCCTGCGCCTTGGTGCGCTCGCCCGCCTCGTAGCGCCTGGTGGCCTCGGCCTTGTCCTCCTCGAACTTGGCCCGGGCCGCCTCGGGGTCGGCCGCCAGCATGATGCGCATGTCGTCGATCGAGAAGGAGCCCTCGCGCGCCAGGTTGTCGACGCGATCGCCGCCGTTCCACAGCAGGTCCTGCCAGTCCTTTTTGGCAGCCACCGCCTGGTACCGGTAGCCGTCGAAGCTCCCCTTCGACAGGTAGGTGTGGATTCGCAGGCTCTCGTTCATGTTGCCCTGGCGCAGGCCGCGGCCGTTGCGCTGCTGCAGCGTGGCCGGCTCCCACGGCACGTCCAGGTGGTGGATGTCCGTGGTGGTCTTCTGCATGTTCAGGCCTTCGGCCATGGTGGCATTGCCCACCACCACCTTGAGCTTGCCGGCGTTCAACGCCTCAGCGATGTTCTGGCGCTTCACCGACGAGGCCGCCACCTGCGCGTTGATGACGCCGATCTCGCTGCGCTTGAAGCCGGCGTCCACCAGGGCGGCCACGATCTTGTCGTGGCTGGCGATGTACTCGCTGAAAACGATCTGCCCGCCCTCCTTGGCGCCCTCCACGCACTGCTTGGCCAGCTCGGCATACTTGGGGCTGCTCGCGCCCGCGTGCGCGGCCGGATCCAGCAGCGACAGGTCGAGCGCCGCCTTGTTCATCTTGTCCATGATGGCGAAGATGTGGGCGTCGCCAGTGGCGTCCTTCTTGCCGGCGGATTCCTCGGCCAGCTCGCGCAGCTCGGCATAGACCGCCTGCTGGGCGGGCGTCATGTCCACCAGGTGCATGCGATCGTCGCGCGACGGCAGCTTGAGGCCCACCTGCTCGGCCGTGCGGCGGTCGATGTAGCGGGACATGATCTCGCGCAGCTCGTCGAGGTTCTTGAAGCCGGAGACCACCAGCGCATCCTCGATCGCGCCCTGCGTGCTGAGCACCTTGTCGCCCTGGAACTCGCAGAACCGGTCCAGGAACTCCTCGCTGTTGCGGATCTTGATGCGCTCGAACGCCTCGGGGGCGATGTGCGACAGCATCGAGTAGATTTCCAGCGGGCTGTTTTTCGTGGGCGTGGCCGTCAGGCCGTGCACGTTCTTGCCGCCGTTGTTGTCGCGGATCCACCGGGTCTTGAGGTTGAAGTCGAGCGCCCGGTTGCTGAGGCCCTGGCCACCCAGGAACTTGGGCTGCTCGCCGAAGCGCGCCCGGGCGGAATACAGGTTCTTCTGGTGGTGCATCTCGTCGGCGATCAGCATGTCCACGCCCAGGTCGTTGAACCAGATGGCGTCGGTGCGGTCGCTGAACTCGCGCTGCGCGATGTGCTGCTCGTAGCGCTCCTTGATGGCCTTGCGCCGCTTGTCGCCGGCATTGCCCAGGGACTCGCCGCGCTGCACCCAGAAATCCTGGCTGTAGTATTCCTCCTTCTTCACCGGGTCGAGGTCGATTTCCTCGAAGGCCGGCTCGCTGATCAGGATGAAGTCGTAGTCGTTCTGCGTGAGGTCGTGGTACTTGCGCTTGCGCTCGGTGGCGCTGTCATCCTTGCCGACCAGCTCGCCGTCTTTGCCCGCGGCGAAGTTCGCGCCGATGGTCAGCACGCGCGAGCCAGGGAACCACGTCTGTGACTCGGCATACCAGTTGGCCAGCACAGACTTCGGCACCACGATGATGGGCTTCTTGGCGCTGCCCTGCACCTTGGCCATGCGCGCCAGCAGCAGGCCGCCCAGGGTTTTGCCCAGGCCCACGTCGTCGGCGATGATGCCCTTGCCGGTCGCCAGGCTGCGGCGCAGGCTGGACCAGCGCCAATCGCGCACCGTGCGGTCGGCCGCCAGCCCGGGCACGTCGATCGGTTCGTTGGAATACTCGGGCGCCACGAAGCCGCGGAACGAGCGGTTGTAGAGGTCCTCAACAGCGTCGCGGTAGGTGCTGCCGCACAGCCACTCCTTGAACTCAGCGTTCAGGGCGTCGAGCTGGTCCTTCTCGTCCTTTTTGACACCGGTGCGGTTCAGGTACTTGTCCACCAGCTTCTGGTCGCTGCTGTACTGGTTGCCGCCGGCGATCGTGTAGACGCCATCGGCGAAGGTCACATCGACCGCGCCCTGCTTCTTGGTCCAGTCGTTGGCGTGGGGTCCCTCGAACTGCCGCCAGTTCAGGAAGGCCGCCAGGACGTGCGTGGGCACGAACGCCGAATTGATCAGCACCTCGACATCGTCCAGCGACTTCGCGTCGATCTTGGCCTCCAGGCGCTCGACCTGCAGGCGGCGCTTCTCGGCCATGTCGGGCTCGGCGCCGGACTCCAGCGCGGCGCGCGCGGCGTCCAGCTTCGGCCAGAGCTCGCCGGTCAGGTAGTTGTCCATCGTGGCCCACTGGCCAGCGCCCGCGTAGGCATAGCGAGGATCCGCCGCGAGCTGGTCCACCACCTCATCCAGCGGCTTGCCCAGGCGCTCGGCCAGCTCGGCGCTGGTGAATGTGCCGCCCTCGTGCTCCAGGGCCAGGATCTGCGCCGTGGCGTCGAAACCGCCCTCGGTTTTGCGCACCCGGCCGGTGACGGCGTCCGACAGCTCGCCCTTGCGGTTGACGGCGCCCACCAGGCGGAACAGGCGCTTGTCCACGCTGGCGGCCGTCATCAGGTCGGGGTTGTCGGCCGGCACGCCGTGCGCCTTCACGTAGGCGCGGATCTTGGCTTCGAGCGCCGGGCGGTCGACGGCAGCGGTGCCGTTCATGAGCGTGTCGATCTCGGTGGCCAGGGCCTGCGCCTCGCTGATCGCCGCCGTCTGCATGAACTCGTCGACGCGGTGCCAGCGCGCGGGGTCGCCCTGTAGCACGTAGGCGATGCCGTCCACGGTCTTGGTGTCGCCCACCTTGGCCATGTTGGCGTAGGGGCGGCGGAAGCCGGCGGACACCGCGCGGTCCTTGGCGGCCTCGTCGTCGCCGAGGGCATCCAGGACTTGGTGCATGGTCACAGCGGTGGCCGGGGCCGACTCGCCGTCCGGGCGGAAAGTCGCGATCGCGTCGGCCACGCCGTCCATGGAGCCCTCGACGGTGATGTCGTTGCCCATGCCGGCCTTGGCGCGCCATCCCTCGGTCATCGTGCCAAGGACGTTGTCGGCGCCGCGGCCGGTGAAGTAGGCGCCCGACAGGAACTCATCGTCCCAGACGCCCAGCTTCTGCAGCGTGGCCTGATCGACCGTGCCCAGGGCGCCGGCGACATCGTCGGGCCGCTTGCGCAGGAAGATCACATCGGTGGTCACCTCGGTGTGGCTGTGCTCGAAGGCCGTGTTGGGCATGCGCTGCGCGCCCAGGAACTCGCCCTTGCGCAGCAGGTTTTCGCGCAGCGTGCGGTTGGTCTTGCTGTCCATGATGCCCGTGGGCACCACCAGCGCCACCAGGCCGCCGGGCTTGCACTTGTCGAGCGCGGTGTCGGTGAAATAGGCCTCAGCCGTGCTGATGTCCTTTTTGTCATCCTTCGCCAGGAAGCCGCGCGGGCCGTATGGCGGGTTGCCGATGACCACGTCGAACTGGCGGTCATCGGTGGTGGCGAAGCGCTCCAGCGACGCCGTGACGATCTCGTGCCGGTCGCCGTGCAGGGCGCTGGCCACCTGCGCGCTCACCGGATCCAGCTCGACGCCGGTCACCCGCACGCCCGCGGGCGCAGTGTGCAGGAACACGCCCGTTGCGCAGCTCGGCTCCAGGGCGGTGCCGTGCACGAAGCCCAGGGAGCGCAGCGCGGTCCACATCGCGCGCGCCACGCCCGGGTCGGTGTAGAACTCGTTCAGGCTGTCGCCGCAGCCGCCGTTGCCGCTGTACTGCCGGAATTGCGCGAGGTCGCCGTCGGTGTACGGGCCGCCCTCGGCCAGGCGCGCCACCACGGACGCGTTGATGTCGCGGCGCTTGCCCTTGGTGGTGCCGGCGGCCACGCCGAACGGGGCGGCGGGGTCGTGGGCCACGGCCACTGCCGGGGCCACTGCCGGGGCTGGTGCTGGTGCGGGCTCTGGGGCCGGTGCCGGCGCCGGTGCCTTGCCGACGGTGACTTTCTTCACCCGGCCGGCCTTCACGTCGCGCGCGATCGAGGAGCCGGCGCTGTTGGCCCAGTAGTCGGCCATCTTGTCGCCGGTGCGCTGGATGTGGTTGCGGTCTGTTGGCGCGGCCGCGTCCAGGTGCTTCTCGCGAATGAACCAGCCGCCGTCCTTCTTGAACGTGTAGGGGTCGATCTCCTTGGCCTCAGCCTGCGTCAGATCGGTGCGCACCACGCCGCGCAGGGTCTTTCCCTTGCCGGTGACGTGCTCGACGAGCTGCGGCGCTGGCGCGGTCTGCTCCGGGGTTGCGTCTTTCTGCTCCGGGGTAGCGGCGGTCTGCTCCGGGGTAGCTGGCGCCTCGGAGAACAGATCCGGCGTGCTCGGCTGGGCCGGCGCAGCGTGCGCACCGCGGCCCAGCATCTCGGCCACGGCCTCGGGCGTGATCTTGCCCACCTCGGCCATCTTGGCGATCAGCTGCTGCTGCTGGCCCTCGGGCAGGCCTGCAAGGATCTTGGCCATGCCCGCCGGGCCGCCGTAGCGCGACAGGAAGATGTCCAGCTTCGAGCGCTTGGGCTTTGCCTCGGCCGCCGGCGGCGCTGCGTGGTGGTGCAGGCCGAACAGCGAATGCTGGTGCATCGCCACCTTCTGGATCCGCACGTGCGGCTTGACGACAGTGCCGTCCTTGCGCACGTGGGCCGCCACGTTGATGGGGGCGTCGAACAGGGCGAGTTGGGATTTGACGAATAGGATGAGCATGCGGCAGCACCAGTGGCGGGACTGCCGCTAGTGTCGCCTCACGACTCTGGTCCGCGGAGAAAGATGGACGATTTGGTGATGACCGGGTTTCCGGGGTCGAAGTCGCCGTTGTTGCCGGTGGCGGATTTGATCTGCTCGGGGCGGAAGGCCACCAATTCGGTGATCGCACCGGATTGGTCTTTAACAATCACCCCGTCGTACTTGCTGCGGTCAACATCCACGCGCCCCCACTGCCCAGCGTCCACTACGATGGGTCGCTGGATGCTCAGGTAAGCTGGGATGATGTTGCCGCCATCAGGGTCTGCGGCATACTGCCCGGCAGTGCCCCATTGCTTCCCGCCGTTGCCGTGCTTTGGCGTGAAATAGAAGCCGGCGCCATACAGCCCTTCGTCGGTCGCGCTGCCGATCCTCTCCGGGTCGAAGCGCTCGATGTCCGCCGCAGTACCGTGATACACGACCAGCGGCTTGCCATCGGCGTCCACCACCTTGCTGCCGTCGAACCAGCGCCGGAACTGTGGGGTGTCCACCGGGTGCGCCGGCGCCGCGGTCTGCTCGAACAGGTCCGGCGTGTGCGCCACGGCGTCCTTGCCCTGCAGCGGGCTGGGCGGCAGCGGTTTGCCGCTGCTGGGCCCGCCGAACAGGGAGATTTGCCCAGGCACTGGCACAGCGCGCGCATTCCGGCCCTGGTAGCCGGCCATGTTCACCATCTTGCCGTTGCGCAGGTATGGACCGACGTGCGCCTTGAAGAACACCACCATGGATTTCATGGCGACTTCGACAGGGTTCTGCTCGCGCCACTCGGCCGCCAGGCGCTCGAACGCCGGGTAGTCGCTCTCCAGCATGTGCTCGATGTCGCGATAGCCCAGGTCCTGCGCCTTGGAATGGAGCCACTTTTCCTGCCGCTGCAGGTCCTCCTCCAGGCTCTGGCGCTTGTCCTCGTGGGGCGGAACAAATGTGCCGTCCTTTTTCGTGTAGCCATTGACGTGAGTTTTCAGCAGCAGTGCCTTGATCATGGCCGGCGCTTTACGGGTGGCGCGCACCTTGGCGATGAACTCGGCCACCGGCATGGCCGTGATTCCGCCGAAGAATCGCGGATCATCGTAGTGGCCCAGGTAGGCGTCCCGGGCCTCGTCTATGCTAGCGAAGTTGATCATGCACTTCTGCTCGTCGGCGACGTCCCACTGCTTTCGCTTCATCTGCTGCACCACGTACACCTCGGGGGCGTCCGGGTAGCTGCCGATGAACACGTCCACGGGGTCGCCGTCCATGCCCAGCGTGCCCAGGATCTCGCCGTAGGCGTAGCGGAACACCGTGCGCCAGGGTTTGCCGGTCTCGTCCACACCCTCGCGCACCGTGCCCTCGGGGTGCTCAATCGCCACGGTCAGCCCGTGCCAGTCCTGGCGCAGCTTGGGATAGTCGCCGCTGGCCGCCTGCTCGGGCGTGGGGTCGCCGCCGATCATAGTGCGGGTGGCGGGGTGCGACTTGAGGAAGACAATCATGATGCAAGCACGGTTGGATTGAAGTATTCGCCGTGAGACCAATGTTTCTGCTTGGCCAGCATCATCGACGACTCGTAGGCACCAGCGTCACCAACAAGGCAGTACATGAGCAATTCGGCGCCGGGATGTTTCTGGCGAATTCGTGTAAGTCGATAGCGCATGGCGGTTGTGGCACTACCGAACTTCACAAAATCACCGACTCTCACCATGTAGAAGATACCTTCTTTGCCAGCAGTTTTCCCTTCTTGGGCCTTGCGAACGCAGTAAGTGAAAAGAGCTGAGCGGCGCTTCATGTGCTCGCGCAGCTTCTGCTTTGTTTCCTCGGATCGCGGCTTCCCAACCTGGCGAGCGATGCGCTCGGTAGAATGTCGCACCCCTCTGGTTGGGCTTGGCTTCCCTTCACGCGATGCGCTCAACCGCTCTCTTGTTTGGATTGAATGCTTGCGGCCAAAAAACGGGTTTGCGTCACCAACAAGAAGACGGCCGCGTGCGCGATTGTCCTCAAGTCCACAACAGGCCATCCTGCCACCCTGAAATATGTTCCCTGGCAGAACTTCCTTTTGGAATGCGTGACGCTCGCAGCGCACTAACGTGCGAACGCCCCAGCCGCGATATTCTCCGATGAGTGAATATCCAGCAGCGGCAATTCGCTCCGCTGCTGCGCTTTGTGAAAGACGGATGCTTTTGCTCATTTTTGTAGTGTAACCCGCATCCATTCAGCGAAGTCTGGATCGTCACCAACACGTTCCGTTATCGTCGGAACCCATCGGCCTCTGCAGTGAGGATGGACCAAACCAGCAGGTATCACCCACATCTCCTCGGGTTCGCGCTCCTTGAACACGGTACCGATGCGCTTGCGCGGGGACGCGGACCGGCCGACGTTCGTTTTCCCTGGCCAGATTTGCGTGTCCCAGTTCTTCTCCGGCGCGTCGGCCGCAACCACGGTGACCACCTTGCCGTCGATCTTGCGGCAGAAGGCGCACGCGTTGCGGTACTGCTCCACCCGTTTGACCTTGGTGCCGGGCTGCAGGCTGGAGACGTAGCCGTGGGTCTGGGCCTCGCCTGCCTCGGTCACGGCGATGCGCCGCCAGTCGCGGTTGAGCGTGCCGAACTGGTCCAGGAGCTTGGTCTCCAGCGAGGAGCCCGGGCCCGGCGTGCCCAGCTCGCGCGCCTGCACGTGCTCAGCGATCACGGTGCGCATCCGGTGGCGGGCGTCGTTCGCCAGGTTGCGCACGTTCTCCGCGCAGCGCACGGCCGCGAATTCCATGGTGGCGCGCTGGGCCCGGGATCCGCCGAACGCGGCGATGGCCTCGGCCACCGTGCTGGGCATGGACGCCAGCAGCACGTCGGCCTGCTCTGCCGTGACCCCGTCCATGTTGGCCTGCACGCGCCCCATGAGGCTGGAGCGCGTGGCCATCCACTCGGCCTCGGTGCGCATGTCGTCGGCCGGCAGGTAGCGCTGCGCCAGATAGTCCACCGCCAGCATGTGATCATCGAGGGTCCACTCGGCCGCCGGCAGGTGTTCGAGGTAGATTTTGACCAGCGACAGCTCGGGCTGCGTCCAGCGCTCCATGAGGCCTGCCGGGCGGGCGATGCGCTCGCCTGGCGTGTGCCGGTTGCCGTTGGACCACGCCAGGAGCTCGGAGCGGAAGGCTTCAAGGCGATCGAGGCCGCGCTGGGTGAACAGCTCGACCAAGCGCGCCAGCAGCGGCGAGTCCATGGGCTGCCAGATGTCGCCGTCGTGGTCGTGCGTCGCCTTGCACAGGAATTCGAGCGCCGCGTTCGTGCGCGGCTCGTCGAGGTCGATCAGGTCAATGAAAAGGCCCATGGCGCGATGATGCGGTCACGACAGATGGCCGGGGCAGTTTCCCACCCCGGCCGTCGCCGCCTCTCGCGCGGAATCGGATCAGCCCTAGCGTCAACAGCCGAAGCCGCTGGAGAAACGCCGACCGCCCCACAGTAAACGATCAACGCCGCCATGCTGATCTGCGGCCTTTATTTCCCGAATGAGCCGCATACGGTCAGCACTCGCAGTCACCCTCGCGGGCACCCTGAGTGTGGCGTCACGACAAAAAAAGACCCGCACGAGGCGGGTCAATGGTTGCAGCAGTGGCAGCGGCAGCAATAGGGGCGGGGCGATGGCGCAGGCGGATCCTTTCACGGCTCGGCCGGGCTACCCTGCGCAGCGCCTCGGCATCATGACTTCATCCCGTGCTTCGGCTTGCGCCACACGGTTAGCCCCTCTCGGGGGGGTGTATTCGTGCCAGCGTTTCGGCTGGCCGAGCCTGTTCTGTTCCTACGTTCTCAGGCTACGCGCCGTCCGATCTCTCGATCAGACCGCCAGGGCTGCATCACCGGTCACGGCATCGCGGGACGATGCGGAGGCCTTGGCGATGGCAGCAAAAGCGGCCACAGACGAAGAAGCAAAAGCGTTGTTGGCAGTTACTTTGGTTGCTTGGTTTTGCCTTGCGGCCGGGCTCCGCTTGCCCGAGTCGTCGGTTTCCATTTCCTCGCGCTGTCGAAACCTGGTCAGCCCCACCCGATGGCACTAAAGGTCGATCATATTTCAGGGCTCCCGCCCGCTAACGATCAATGCCACCTGGTGGAGCTGGGCGGAATCGAACCGCCGTCCAGCACGCACCCACTTCAACTTCCAGGCAGCGTTTCGGCTGCCATACGACCATCACACTGCGGGCCGACGAAAGCCCATCGTGTTCCTGGTTGCAGCAGCAGGACTTGAACCTGCGACCTCCGGGTTATGAGCCCGCCGAGCTACCAACTGCTCCATGCTGCACCTTCAAGACGACCATCTGAGCCCTGGCTTGGCGCCATTACGCTTCCGTTGCCCGCCGGAGTCGAACCGACGCAGACTGGTCGACTTGAAGGCCCTGCTCGCGCAGGATCTCCAAGGCCGGGTACGTCTCCGGCGCGGGCTTTCACCGCTCGTGTAGCCTCCTCACGCTCTGCGAAGGTCGAATCGCGCAGCTCCTAAGCTGTGAACTTTCGTTCCCGCTGGCCTCCAGCGGCTCTCGGCGTGAGCAGGTTTTCAGCCACTCCCTGTTTGTGATGCAGACATTCACCCGGCTTGATTCCCAGTACGGTCTGCAAGCGCTGTCGGAATGCTTGAATTCTAATCCAAAAATATCAGAATTTGTCCAGCCCCGTGAGATAAGTTGTAGAAAAAAGACTATCCAGCACGGGATGACGTGCGCCCATGGCCTGAACCACCTGTCGGGCGTCGTCGAAATACTTGCGCTTGCGATCCGTGGGCCAGTCAGGCGGGCTCGCCACCAGGTCGCGCAGGTTGGCCGTCTTGTCGGCCACCTTCACCGCCGCGGCGCGCGCGCTCATCTTGGCCGCGTGGGCAGCCTGCCACGCCGTCTTGCCGCCCGGGCCGAAGTCTGCCGGGTTGGTCAGCTCGGCCACCACGTCGGCCACATCGTGCCCGAACTCGGCCACCAGGTTGGCGTGCGAGACGCCGGTGTCCTCCATGGTGTCATGCAGCAGCGCGGCCTGGAGCACGACGGGATCCGTGATGCCGGCCTCGTCGTGCAGGATGCGCGCCACGGCGCGCGGATGCTCGATGTAGGGGACCTTGGGCGCGCCGGGCTTGCCCTTGCGGTACTGCCCGGCGTGGGCCTTCTCGGCGTATGCGTCGGCGCGCCGGACGTGGGGGGCGACGAAGACGCCGCTGCGCATGTGGCCACCGACGTGGACCACGGACTTGAAAAGCAGGATCACGCAGGCTCCTTGGCGGGCTCCTGCTGCTCGGGGGTCGCGTCCTGCTCAGCGCCGCCCATCAGGGCCTTGGCTGCGGCCTCGTCGATCTCATCGCCCCAGTCGACATCCTTGGGCACGCTGCCCTTGTAGGGGACGAATTCCTTGCCGTTCCACACTTCCTTGGGCCAGGCCCGGGCGGGACCTCTGAACAATGCGCCCTCGTTTTCGATGTAGATCATTTGGCAACCCTTAGAAACAACACCTGCATTTTATTCCCTTGATCGGATTTGATCAACGGCTTGTCCGCGCTCTGTTGCGCGCCAGCACCGGTAGCCTTCGACCAGGCCTCGTCGTAGACCTGCTTCTGCCGCTTCACGGCGTCGTAGTAGGCGGTGTGGTCGGCATCGGACCAGAGATCCGACGGCGACGGCTCGCCGTACTTGCCCTGCAGCGTGCGCGTGATCTCGTAGTCCTTGTGGCCCTTTTCCTTGGCCAGTGTCATGGCCTTGGTGTGCACCTGCAGCTCGGCCACCATGCCGTTGGGCAGCTTCACGAACGCCATCAGGTCGCGGTAGCCCTCGGGCGTGGGCTTCTCGAAGCGGTTCTTCGGCTTCATGGCGATCTCGATGCCGGCGGCCTTCATGTGCTCCAGCGCCTGCTTCACGTGTCCCATGGTGGGCACGCTGATCGTCGCGCGCACGATGTCGCGCAGCTGGGACCAGTCGCCGCCGTAGTCGGCCTCGACCTTCTCCTTGGCGCGCTTCTCGCCCTTGAGCGGCGCCACGAACAGGAACCCCTCGTCGTTCTCCCACTGCTCGGGCGTGATCGCCTCGGGCTTCATGCCCGACTTGAGGCCCATGGCCTGCTGCACCTTGCCCAGCATGCCCTTGAACTGCTCCAGGCCTTCGGTGCCTTTCTGCACCAGCTCATCCCAGCTCGCGGCCGGCTGATTGACCTTGGCGGGCAGCGCCTCGATGGCCGCAGGGTCGAACAGCGCGCTGGCGTCGCCGCCCGCGGGCTTCGCGGCCGCGCCGCCTGCCGCCGCTGGATCCTCGTGGGGCGACTTGTCGGGCGCGCCCTCCCCCTCCCAGTGGTGGGTGATCTTCTCGTGGTGCACGCGGTGCTCGCCGCCCGCCTGGTCGCGCACGGTCACGCCGTGCTGGCCGGCAGCCGTCACCTCGCCGTGGCCGCGGTGCTCGCCGTTCTCGAACCCGACGTGCTGGCCCTTCTGGGCGGGCGGGCCGCCGGCGCCGATGCTGACCCAGCGCGTGGTTTGCACGCCGTTCTTGTCGGTGACTTTCTTCTGCTGCAGCCCGGGACCGGGGGGCGCGCCGGCTTTCAAGAACAGCACGGGCCGCTGCCCGAACGCTTTCGCGACCATAGGATCTTCCTTCGATTCATTGGGCATGGCGACATACCGGCGGCGGCCCTGCGCGTCCTGGACGAGCATGCCGTCCTCGCCGTGGTCGATGACGTTGTAGCGCTGGGGCGCTCGCTTCTTGTGGCCCAGCACGTGCTCCCACTTCACGGGGTGGTGCTGGCCGTCGATCTCGACGGTGACGCCGTGGCGGCCGTGCGCGCGCACGATGCCGGTGCAGGGCTGGCCCTTGTGGTGCACGTACAGGTGGTCATCCACCTCCACGTCGGCGCGCGGCTGCGGCTCGGGCTGCTTTTTCGGTTTGAAGGTGGTCATGCTTCGATGCGGAACACGGGAAGTCCGAAGGCCTTGGCCATGTCCTGGGCGGGCGGCTGCTGCTGGCCCTGCTCGGGCTGCTGCTCCTCGTCGTCGCCATCGCCGCCACCGGGCTGGCCGAAGTCCTGCGCCTGGCCGTCGTCGCCCTGGCCGAAGTCGCCATCGTCCTGGCCGCCCTGCCCGGGTGCGTCGCCCGGCTGGCCGTAGTCCTCCTGCTGGGGCATGGCCTCCTGCTGCCAGGCGCCGACCAGCGACGGGTTCAGCGGCGCGTCGCCCCACTTCCCGTCGGCTGCCTCGACGCCATCCTCGGCGCGGATCTCGTTGACGGTGCGCGTCATCTTCTTGCGCTCCCACACGTCCTTGGGGTCTTCCTCGTCGAGCCCGGTGAACTGGAACTCGTATTTGTCGGAAAACTCGCCGATGACGTACTCGCTGATCGTGCCCTCCAGGTAGGCCAGCAGCGGCCGCAGGCCTTTGTCCTTGGAGAAGGACAGCTTCTCCTCGGTGTCGCTGCCGCTCAGCGAGCTGGTGCCCGTGGTGAAGCTCTCGAAGTTGATCTCGTCGGGCGCGATGCCGTAGATGGCGCAGATGATCGACGCCAAGAACGTCATCCACTTCGCGAACATCACCTCGTTGACCTGGGCGCCGAACTCGGTGAAGTCGGCCTTGGACTCCTGGTCCTTGGACACCATCACCGGCAGGGCCCACGCGTTGTTGGCGCCCTTCACCATGCCGTTCCAGTAGCGCTTGAAGGCGTTGATGTCCTCGTCGCTGTAATTGCCGTACAGGTTCAGCACGCCCTTGGGGATGGCGTTGCTGTCGAAGAACTTGGTGTTGTAGGTAAACGCGTTCAGGAACCCGGTCACCACGCGGATCAGCAGCTCGGTCTCGGCCAAGCCGTATCCGCCGGCGATCACATCGGTGCGCGGATTGCGCGGCACGTAGATCAGATCATCGTAGGTGTAGGCGCTGCGGATCTGCCCTTGGATGACCTGCAGGGCGAAAATCTCATCCTCGCCCTGGTAGCCCTCCTCGCTGCACAGCCGGATGGTGGCGCCGTCGACGGCGTACATGCCGTCCAGGCCCAGCGACTTGTCGCGCTTCCACTCGGTCTCAATCGCCATGCTGTCCATGGTCAGGCTGTCGCGCACCAGCTTGCTCATGAAGTTGGGGAAGTTGTCCCGCTTGAGCCGCATGCGCTGCCGGGGCTTGGTCTCCCAGCCCGAATTCATGATGAAGGTTTCCAGCAGCTTGATCGCCTGCTTTTCGCTGTCGTCGATGTTCTCGACGGTCTCCTTGCTGGCGATCTTGAAGCCCGGGCCCTTGCCGCCCTTCTGCGGCCGGCAGAAGCGGGCCACCTGGCGCTGGCGCGTCATGATGACCGCATTGAGCACCGGCGTCTGCTCGACCATCGCGCGCATGGCGTCGAAGGAGAAGGAGCCTGGGCGCTCGAACCAGTCGCCGTTGACGTTGATCTGCAGGTCGTCGATCCACACCG